AGGTGGTAGAGATATCATACTCTGCGGGCAACATGATCGCAGTAATCAATGGCGAGATATGCCTCCAATGTCTAAATGGATATTAGATGTAATAACAACTATTAGACAACGAACTTCAAGACCTATAATATTTAGACCACACCCACGTTGTAGACTTCCAGGAATAGAACACGAATTTATAAATGTAAAAAGGCAAGAGCCGATTAAAATACCAAACTCATATGACGACTTTGATTTTGATTTGCACAATGCTTATGCTGTTATAAGTTGGACTAGTAATCCAGGAATACATGCTGTAATAAATGGTATACCAGCAGTTGTAGGAAAAGCAAGTTTGGCATATGATGTTGCCGAACACGATGTAGAAAATATTAATGATCCTAGAACGCCGGATAGAACACAGTGGCTAAATGATTATGCACATACAGAATGGACTGTAGAAGAGATATCTAATGGATATCCTTTGGCTAGATTAATACCAAAATTAGACGATCTTTTGGTTGACAAACTCTAGTAGATTTGTTATAATATACTTTATAAATTAACATAAAATTGGTGACATAGTCATGATATCTAGTAAAAAACTACCACACGGAATTAACAATACTATCGACGATGCTATTCTATTCCTAGGCGGATCACATCATTACATATTCAATACAGTAACTCAAAACGAGTATACTGGTACACCTGCGTTGAATCAATATGATATTAATATTGCATCAAGCCTTGCTAACCAACTTGAAAGAGGTTTAGCACTTACAGAAAAACAAGGTGAGATTGGATTGCGTCTTGTTAATAGATATCAGCCGATGCTTCAAAATGCTGGGTTTGACACAAAAGAATTAATTAACAAAAAAATATTTGCACATCCTTTTAGAAAAATTGATAAAACAAGAACACTTCATATTGACGGTGATCAAATTATTTGTAAAAGTAATTTTATCGCAGACCTTGTTAACCAATTTAAAAAACGTAAAAAGCCTACTTACTTGGCAGGCACATACAACGGTGAACGAAAGGAATGGGCATTTGCATTAAATGAAATGAATGTAAAATTTTTACTTAACGCTGTAAAAGGAAAAGCATTCTCAATTGATAAACAACTTGAAGAAATTAATAATAAAAGTAATTTAGTTGCAAAAGAAGGAGTAAATTATTTTCCATTGTTAACTATTCAAGATAACAAGTTTGCAATTATAAATTCAGATATTCCACAAGAATATTTAGAACCGTTTAACGAGATTGACGATCCTGTACAAGCAGTTATGTATTCTAAGTTACTTGGCGTTACTGTATATGATGATGTTATTAGTAATAAATTAGGATTTAAAACATATAAAGATATTCTTTTAGGAAGTAAAAAATCGTGGACAGTAAATAGAAAAACATCAACTCGTAAATCATTAATGGAATTAATTAATCCAAGCAAACAAACTATGATAATGGTTAGTAGTATTGAGCCGGAAAATTTAGTTGAATGGATTGATATTTTGCGTAATAATAATTTGTTAGAACAAACATGTGTAACTTTTAGATATGCTAAAAATAAAGAAATGAATAATTTAATTAAGGAAAATAATATTAATACATTTGATCCTAGTAAGAAGATTTTAATTACAAATGAAAAAATAAACAAAAACTTTGTTAAAAATAATATTAACCCAAATTTGATTGTGGTTGATTTGGCAAACGAGCCAAGTCATTATAAGACACAGAATTTTGTTGCAAGTAAGTCATTAGTAGTGTATTATAAACACAAAGGAGATTCAGATGGCATCGTGTAAACTTGTTATCAGAGATGAAGTAAATGTTAAGTTTGAAAACTTAGACTTATCAATGCGTAAGCATTTAGTTAATAAGTTTAAGTATCAAATTCCATATGCTCGATATCTTCCTGCGTACAAACTAGGACGTTGGGATGGAACAGTTAGTTTCTTTGGACTAGGCGGCACTACGTATGTTAGTATGCTAGAAGAGGTTTTAGTAGAGTTAGACAATAAAGGCGTATATGTTGAAGTAGAAGATCTTAGAGAACAAACACAATTAAAGTTTAATAAGATAAATGAAAACTATTGGAAAGACCAAGGAACAGTATGGCCCGAAGGACATCAGATGGCAGGCGAGCCTATAGTATTGCGTGACTATCAACTTGATGTTGTTAATAACTTTCTAGCAAATCCACAAGCATTACAAGAAGTAGCAACAGGGGCAGGAAAAACAATCATTACTGCAACACTGTCACACTTATGTGAACCATATGGTCGTAGTTTAGTAATTGTTCCTAACAAATCACTTGTTACGCAAACAGAAGAAGACTATCGTAACTGTGATCTTGATGTAGGTGTGTATTACGGTGATCGAAAAGAATTAGGACATACACATACTATCTGTACTTGGCAAAGTTTAAACATTCTTAGTAAGAAAACAAAAAATCACGAAGCGGCTATTACGTTTCAAGAAGCAATGGAAGATGTAAAATGTATTATTGTTGATGAAGTACATCAAGCCAAAGCAGATGTTCTTAAGCAACTGCTTACACAAAACTTTGCTCATGTTCCAATACGCTGGGGACTAACAGGAACAATACCAAAAGAACAATTCGAATTCCAAGGCATACGAGCAGGACTTGGCGAAGTTATTGGTCAGATTAGTGCAAAAGAATTACAAGACAAAGGTGTATTAGCAAACTGCCATGTAAACATTGTACAAACAGATGATGTACAAGCATTTGGAAATTATCAAGAAGAACTAAAATACCTAACAACTAACGAAAAAAGAATTGAATGGGTTGCTAGTTTGGTGGAAAAAATTGCCCAGAATGGTAATACTTTGGTACTTGTAGATAGGATTAGTGCAGGAAATATGTTACAATCTAATATAGAAAACAGTACGTTTGTCAGTGGAGTAACAAAAACAGATGAACGTAAAGAACATTATGACGAAATTAAAACAGCAACCAATAAAGTTATTATTGCTACATATGGTGTTGCCGCAGTGGGTATTAACATTCCGCGTATTTTTAATCTTGTTCTTATTGAGCCAGGCAAGTCGTTTGTACGTGTTATACAATCAATCGGTAGAGGCATTAGAAAGGCAGAAGACAAGGACCATGTACAAATATGGGATATCACTAGCAGATGTAAATTTGCTAAACGGCATCTTACACAAAGGAAAAAGTTTTACAAAGAAGCAAACTATCCTTTTACAATAGAAAAGATAGCCATAGATTAGGAGAACAAATGAGAATATTAACATTAGACAACGAAGCATACAATCTAAATAATTTACCTAAAGAAATTAATGAAGACATTAGGTATTCTGTTTTAGATAATTCAGATCCAAAAGAACCTGATTACTTTTTTATGCCTTTAATTTATTTAGAAAGTTTTTCTGCACCAGCAGTTGTACTACAAATAGATAAATGGCAAATACAGATGCCATTAGAATGGAGTATGCTTATTGGTAATCCTGAAGCAGGAGATTTAGAAGTACTACCATTAACAAGTTTAAATGATAGAGGCTTTGAAGCATTTCAGTTTAATCCATTAACAAGTTTTAGACCTGACTTTGTAAGTGTTGATGTAGTAAACGTATATCAAGATGTTAAATGGTATTTTCCTAAATTGAAACCCGGACAGTTACTTACAACACCATTAGGTGATAAGAAAAATCCTAATTGTGTATTTTTTGTAAAAGAAGTTTCTCGTTCTAGTGAAACGTTAGATTATAGTTTATTATTTTAAGATGCTTTTTAGTAACAGTATTACAGTTGATTTATACACAGACGATAAACATGCTTACGATATGTTTCGTCCTGATCATAGTAAGAAGTTTATTCCTAATTGGTGGAAAAAACTTCCAACCAGTCGACCAGATACACATCAACACATACACCTAGATGGTCTTGAAGTTGCAGGAATGAAAACTTGTCCTGCTATTATAGGCTATATGAAAAAAGGTTTTATTATTCCTAGTCCTGCCAGTATTACAATTCAAAAATTTATGGACGGTAAAGTAGCATTTGATATACTACCTGAAAAATATTCACAACCGTTAAGTCATACCGCAGAAGATTATAAAGATCATAAACCAGGATACCAACATATTAAACTACCGTTGCCTTGGAGAATTAAAACTAATGAAAGTATTGAATGGATATGGAGTCAACCACAATGGCATCAAAAAAATCCGTTAAGTCATTGGAGTAGTCCAGGTGTAATTGATTTCAAGTATACACATATTGCAGACTACAACTTGTTTTTAAATTCGGGTAATAGATTTAGTATAACACCCGGAGAACCAATTGCACAATTAATACCACTAACAGATAAAGATATAAAGTTAAAATATCATTTAGTAACAACTGAAGAATTTCATCGTTTAGACAATTATAAAGGATGGAGAATTAATAACTTTAAAGAACGCTTACGCATATATAAGGAGAAAGGTAATGACTATGAAAGCAGGTAAGATTTGGGGTCAAACAGAATTGATACATGCAAACGGTGTACTAGAGTTTCACCGTATTGAATTTAAAGCAAAGTACAAATGTTCAGAACATGAACACAAATATAAATGGAACGGATTCTTTGTTGAATCGGGCAAGATGATTGTCCGCGTTTGGCAGGATGATCAAGATGGTCTCGTAGATGAAACTATTCTTGGTCCCGGTGAATTTACTCAGGTGAAGCCTGGTAAGATTCATCAATTCGAAGGACTTGAAGATGGAGTCGCTTTCGAATTGTATTGGGCAGAATTTAATCACAATGATATTGTGCGTAGAACTGTCGGTACAGAAGTTAAAAGCAACAAAACAAAAGGAAAATAACATGTTAGATAAACTATTTGGTTTAACAAAAGCAGGTACTACTGTAAGAACAGAAGTAATGGCTGGCGTTGCCACTTTCCTAACAATGGCATATATTACTGTAGTTAACCCTGCTATTCTTTCAACTGAAGGAACCGGTATGGGTTTTGGTGCTGTATTTACAGCAACAATTATTGCCGCAGTAATTGGTACATTGATTATGGGACTATGGGCTAATTGGCCTGTAGCACTAGCACCAGGTATGGGACTTAATGCGTTCTTTACATTTGGTGTAATCTTTGGTATGGGGTATACATTCCAACAAGCACTGGCGGCTGTATTTGTCGCAGGTATTGTGTTCATTGGATTGTCTTTGACACCTGCTAGAAAATATATCATTAATTCAATTCCACGAAGTATGAAACTTGGAGTAGGGGCAGGCATTGGCTTATTCCTTGCTATCATTGGATTCAAAAATGCAGGTATCGTAATTGACAACCCTGCAACTTTAGTTGGACTTGGTGATATTTCTAGTTGGCCTGTATTACTTGCAGGTTTAGGTTTTGCTATTATGGCTATCCTAGACAAGCGTAAAGTACCAGGAGCAATTATAGTTGGCATCCTTGCAGTAAGTATTATTGCTTGGATCTTTGGAGTATCTGACTTAAATGGTTTTGCAGGAGCAATTCCTAGTCCGGCACATGCTTTCAGTTTAGACTTTAGCATGATTGCTACGGCAGGATTCATTGGTACTGCGTTTGCATTTTTGTTTGTAGACTTCTTAGATACAGCAGGTACACTTACTAGTGTTGCTAACCTAACAGATAAAGTTAACAAAAACGGTGAAGTCGAAGGTATTGACAAAGCCTTGTTAGCAGATTCTGTGGCTACAACAGCAGGTGCATTGGCTGGAACTTCAAATACTACTTCATACATTGAAAGTGGAGCAGGTATTAAAGAAGGTGGTAAAACAGGATTGACAGCAGTAGTTGTTGCTATCTTGTTTGGTGCTTGTTTATTCCTTGCACCTCTAGCACAGAGTATTCCTGCATTCGCTACGGCGCCTGCACTTATATTCATCGCAACTTACTTCTTAAGAAATCTTAAGGACATTGATTGGGATGATGTAACGGAGTATGCACCAGCAGTGTTGGCGGCAGTTATTATGCCATTAACATTTAGTATTGCCTATGGTATTGCAATTGGCTTTATTGCTTATGTTGTTATTAAAGCATTAAGCGGTAAACAAGCAGACCTTAACGGTGGCAGTCTAGCAATAGCGGCAGTAAGTTTACTGTACTTTGTAGCAGTATAATGGATAAAATATACGAGTCTCCGGATGGAGGTGAAACAGTTTATGAACGTGATACTGAAACTGGGACTCGTATATTAATTCAAGAAAAAGAATACCCAGAGTGGCATTTAACAGAATTAGAAATAAGTGAAATATTAGAAAATGCTAACGACGGAAATAAAACATTACAGAATATGTTAAAAGAATTAAAAACAGTTTATTACTTAACAATGGAAAACAATGATGCTTACCCCGATTAATACAATACCTACACTAGTATGGAAAGCAACTTATCCGGGTAATTTTTCATCTGCTTGTTCTCGTGCTATTAAAGAAACAGTGTTGATGCCAGAGAATGCAGGTAGTATGCGTGGCGGCGGCAAAACAAATGCTAATCATAATCCTTTAGATCCACACATGTGGGAGGAGTTACACGACTTTATGATTTGGTTACAACCAATTGTAAATAATGTTTGGAAAGAATGGGATATGCAAGAATTACCATTAGAAGTTATGAATAGTTGGACTAATATAACAAACCAAAACGGATATGTTGTTGAACACGATCATAGTCCGGCACATATGGCGGCAAGTGTTTACTTAAACAAACCCGAAGATAGTGGCGATATAGAATTTAGAAATCCTTTACATTCAAGTTGGACATATATGCCAAGAAGTCATACAGATTTTAGTAGACAAGACTTCTGGCAGAGTGTACAATGTAATACTAACGATGTGTTACTTTTTCCTGCTTGGCTTTCACATAGAGTACAAGCAAATCAAGTTAATGAAAACAGAGTTGTTATGAGTATGAATATTGTAGGAATAAAAAATGAAATTTAAAAGTTCTAGTATAGAAGGTACTGTTGTTAAAAACGATGATCGCTACATTGTAAAAGACAATACTACATTAAAAAATTTAGTTGTAAGTAGCACAAGATTAAGTCCTCGTAAAAGCACAAGCGGACACAAGCACGAAGGACAAGAAGAAGTTTATATGTTCCTAGAAGGTTATGGCACTATGGAACTTGACGATGTAACACACAATGTTGAAGCCGGAGATACTGTGCTAATCGAAGATGGTGTGTTTCACAGAGTACATGCAGGCAATGAAGAATTGTATTTTGTTTGTGTGTTTGACGGGAGGAGACATGGCTGAAAAGAAAAAGTTTCTTGATTTAAAAGCAATGTTACGTGCAGTAGATAAACGTAACAAGGATTGGTATAATAAACTCAGCGATGATGACAAAAAGTTATTTGCTCCGTTTATTGCTATGCGTTATGTAAGTAATGTTAAGGCTGATCAGTTTTTTCAAGAACATTATTTAGAAATGACTAACGAGTTTGTAAACAAACATCACTGGACCTTAAGTAAAAATCATAAAGGCTTACTGTGGAAGTTAATGGCAATGTGTGGTGCATATGAAAATTTCTTTCATCAGTATGTAGCGGCGCCAAAGAAACAAGCAAAGAATAAATTTGAACAATATCTTTTAGATAAAAATCCTAATATGAAGGTGGACGATGCAACAACCTTATCAAGTGTTATGTCAAAAAGTGAACAAAAACAATACATGGAAGAACAGGATCCAAATGCCAAATAAGGATTTTGATTGTGTACATTGTGGCAAAGCGTTTCAAAAAGAGAAAACGCTGATAGCCCATATGTGCGAAGCAAAGCGTCGACATTTACAAAAAGATGAGAAACGTGTGCAAGTTGGTTTTATGACTTTTAATAAATTTTATCAGCAAGTGCAACGAAGTAAAGAAAAGACATACGAAGACTTTTGTAAGAGTCCATACTATAATGCATTTGTTAAATTTGGTAGTTTTGTTACTAACGTTAGTTGTATATACCCAGAAAAGTTTATTGACTTTGTAATCAAAAGCGGTGTTAAATTAGATCATTGGAGTCGTGACGCACTATATGATACATATCTTTTTGAAATGATTAAAGTAGAACCTGTTGAAGGTGCAGTTCGTAGATCGATACAAACGATGATGGATTGGGGCGACAAACACGAATCGCCATACAATCATTATTTCAAATATGTAAATCATAATAGGGCAGTCAACGATATTAGATATGGACGTATTAGTCCGTGGTTGCTATTAAATACAGCGGCTGGTATTGAATTGGTTGGAAGTTTTAATGACGAGCATCTAACTATGGTAGAGCCTATTTTGGATATAACATACTGGAAAAAACACTTTACAAACAACTCAGAAGATGTTAAACTAGTAAAAGAAATAACAAAGGAAGCACAAATTGCCTAGACAAACATTACCAAAAAAACTCGTAACAAAAGGCTCTAGATACAAAGAGTCAACAACATATGATCCTAAGACTATGACTAAAACTAAAGGTGGACACGGCTTTGGTATGAGACGTGGTCATAAAGATGACAATGAATGGGACGCAAGTGGTCTTCATTTAATTGAAGTTTTTAAATGGTCGGTACCAGAATCTAAACAAGACGAGTACGAAGAGTTTAAGAAATATTATGCCTGATGTTGATTTAGATTTTTTTGATCGAGATAAAGTTTTAGCACAATTTAAACATGTGACTGCATCTCGTTTAGAAAAACAAGAAGTTAAAAAACATAACACAGGTGTTTATTTTCATAATGCTCCAGTGCAACCATTTACTGGCTTATGTACTATAGATCATAAAGAAGCCGACGAACGTGGTTATTTTAAAATTGACATGCTTAATGTCCATATCTATGAACATGTAAGAGATGAAGAACACTTAAATACATTGTTAGAGAAGGAGCCGTTATGGGAGTTACTAACAGAGCCAGACTTCAGCAACAAATTGTTTCACGTCGCAGAACACAGTACAATTCTAAAAAGCGTGAAGCCAACAAGCATACAACAGTTGGCGGCAGTACTAGCGATGATAAGACCAGCGAAGCGTCATCTTATAGGGAAGCAGTGGCCAGACATTATGAAGGAAGTGTGGACGAAACCAACTGACGGAAGTTATTATTTTAAGAAAGCACATGCAGTTGCATATGCTCATGCAATCGTAGTACATATGAATTTATTATGTGAACAAGTAAGTGCTCAACAACCATGATGAATTGGTTGTTTTATACAGTTCCAGAGGAACAAGGTTTTAATTATTTGTTCAAAATTATTATTTGGTTATTGATAATGCCGTCGCTATTAGGCCTTCAACTTACATCATTAGGGGTACTATTCATATACCTAACTGTTGATATAGTCTTTTATTTAAGTTTACGAACTAACTGAATACTTTTACGTTTAATTCGTTTCTGGGCAATGTCGTGTAATCTAACTACAGGTCCGAACAATATCTCAATATCTTTTGTAGTAAAACTTTTTATCATGTGTTTAAAGACATGCATTTCTTTTTTCATAAAGATATTGATAGGGATTTTTCTGTTCGATTCCCACCACCAAATTTCACCGCACTGTAAGATTAGACGTTTTTCGTCATCTGTACAAGTACCTAAATCGTACATGCTAGTTACTGCATGATCTTGATTTATTATAATGCCCACGTACTCATTTGTAGCGTGTTTAACTCCGCTAATAAAAGGTATAGTTTGTTCTAATTCTTCGTTTTTAATTGTCATGTCTTTCATATAAATACTATTGGATGACACAATGATATGCTCAAAGTACCAATATATATTTATGAAACCGGTAATGCCATCTACAGTGATTTGGATGCCGGAATTACTCAAGGATTCGCACCTATGTATCAGGACGATTTAAATGTTTTTAAAGGAGTGGATAACACTCTAAAATTTACGGTTAAGAACCAAGATCAAAAACCTATAGATATTAGTTCAGGTAATGTTTTTAAGTTTACGATATTAGACAATGCAAATGGTGCTAGTTTCTTAAACAAAACTATGACTATAGTTGATGACGGTTCGACTCGTTCTACAAAAGGCGTAATCACTGTAGAATTATCTGAAAGTGATACAATTGACTTAATATCACAAAAATATAGATTTAGCATTACTAGAACTGTAAACAACAAAGTAAAACCTGTTTATACAAACACATATCATGGTGCGTGTGGACGTTTAGAAATATCAGATGCTTGTTATGCAATGCATACTCCAAGCGACGAAGTTACTACGTTTTCATCAACTACTGATTATGACACGAACATTACTACACATATTAGTAGTCATATAGATGCTCATGCTAGATTAAAACGTGCAAATGATTTGCATACAGTACAATATTACTCTACTGCATATAGCGGAACAGTTACATTAGAAGCAACGCTTGATAATCAACCTTCTAACGACACTGACTGGGTAAGCATAAAAGATGTTGTACTTTCAAACGCAACAGGAAATAATTATTTCAATGTCAACGGAGTATATAATTGGCTAAGAATTAAGCATATTCCTTCCATTTCGAACACCGGAACACTTGACAAATTACTATTAAGATCGTAAAATAGTAATATGAATCTGATACAACAAACACTACTAACCTCCTTACCTTCGAAACATAAGAAAACCCCTAGTGGTTGGATTAGTTTTAATGGTCCATGCTGTATCCATAATGGAGAAAATATGGATAAACGTATGCGTGGTGGGTTAATGCAGAACGGAGATGGAACAACAAGTTATCATTGTTTCAATTGCGGATATACTGCAAGTTATGTTCCAGGAAGAAATTTATCTTATAAATTACGTAAACTTCTTGGTTGGCTTGGCATGCCAGATTCTGAAATAACTAGACTTAGTCTAGAGGCTTTGAAAATAATACAAGTTGACTCAGATTCTCAACGCAAAGAAGAAACATTCATTACGCCTACATTTCAAAATAAAGAACTGCCAGTCGGAGCAAGACCAATTATGGAATGGCATGACTGGAAGGCATTAGAGCCAAGCGGGTTGGATCCAGATTTGTTTGGAGCCATTGAATATCTTTTGAGTAGAGGCCTGATGATAGATGATTATAAATTTATGTGGACACCGGAAGGGTCTTATAGGAATAGATTAATAATACCTTTTTATTATCAAGGGGACGTAGTCGGATACACTGCAAGAAAGATAGGAAATGGCTCCCCCAAATATATAACTGATAGCCAACCAGGATATGTCTTTAACTTAGATAAACAAAACTATCATAGACGTTATTGTTTTGTTGTTGAAGGTCCGTTAGATGCTATTAGTATAGACGGTGTTGCAGTATTAAGTAATGATGTTAAAGACACACAAGCAATGGCAATTAACAGTTTACAACGGCAAGTAGTTGTTGTTCCTGACAGAGATAAAGCAGGTGCAGATTTACTTGATAGTGCATTACATTATGGATGGGGTGTTAGTTTTCCAGACTGGGATAACAATATTAAAGATGTAAATGATGCTATTAAAACATACGGCAAAGTATATACACTTACAAAAATAATCAATAGTATCGAAACTAGCAAACTTAAAATAGAACTATTAGCAAAGAATTATTTTAATGAAAATAATAGATAACGCAATTAAAGAATATGATTTAAAATTGTTAGAATCTAATCTAACAAGTAATTTAGTTCCGTGGACATACAATCATAATGTTGCATATGGTGATGGAAAAAAACAATACGGATTCAGCACTAATGTATTCGAAGATGGAAAAATTGAAAATCCTAGTCTTGCATTATTACTAAATCCTGTGAAAGAATTACTAGGAGATATTGACTTAATTCGCTGTAGAATAGGGTTTATATTTTATTCAGGACAACAACAAGATCAATATCACGATGCTCATGTGGATTTTAAATTTGAACATAAAACTAGTTTGTTTTACGTAAACAACAGCGATGCACCTACGGTGTTTTACAATGAAGTATTTCCTAGTCAAGACAATAATTTTACAGTCAAAGATACAGTATACCCTAAGGCAAATACGATAATTACATTTAACGGGTTACAATATCATAGTAGTAGCAGTCCTAGAACACCTGGGCATAGACTAGTTGTAACATTTAATTATAAGGTAAAATAATGTACGAAATATTATATGCAAATGGCGATAGTTTTACACATGGAATGGAAATCCTAGGTAATAACAATGTATCAGAAGAAAACAAATATCATGCTTATCCAATGCAGATAACAGATAAACTTAATATTGGAAACAATGTTAATAGTGCATTACCTGGTGCACCTAATGAATGGATTGCACGTACAACTATTTTAGATCTATTAAAACTAAAACAAGAAGGACAAGACTTATCAAAGGTGTTTGTTATTGTAGGGTGGAGTGGTATTAATAGACTAGAAATTACGGCCAAAGAAGAAATTAAAATGCTTAAGAAGACAGGTGAGTGGCCGCCAATTGGTATGGTGTCAACTGAGATCGAAATGTTTGGTACAAACTTTGTAAATCCAAATACAACCAAATGGGTCAAAGATGAGAACGGTAATACGGTGTGTAGTTTTGGAGATGATGCACAAATGTTCTGTGCTCAATATCTTTGGGACGAAGACTTAGAACACGAAAAATGGTTTGGGTATATCATGTTAGTAAAAAACTTTTGTGAGAATAATAATATAAAATATTTCTTTCATAACAATGTGCATTCATGGAATAAAGATCTTAACATTCGTCCTAATCTTTTAAAAGATATTTTTGACAAACGTTATTATCAACCTTATGACTTTGCGTTTAGTCCGTGGGGAAAAGAAAGACACAGTTACGGTGTTCGAAAAGAAGGACACTTTACAAAACAAGTTCATGTAGCATTTACAGATTTGATACTTCCGTATATTAAGGAAAATTGCCTATGAAAACATTATTCGCAATAGGTGACAGTCTTACTGCTGGTGCAGAATGTATCGGTGATAAAGACATGACCGAATTAAACAAAGAACATGCATATCCTATGTATGTAGCAAACAAATTAAAATTTGATACTTGTATTAACAAAGCATTACCAGGAGCGTCTAATGATTGGATAACACGTAAATGTGTATTAGAATTAGAAGAACTTAAACGACGAGGACAAGATTTAAAAGATTGTTTTGTGCTAGTTGGATGGTCAAGCATTAATAGAACCGAAGTTAATATTCGTAGTGTTTTAGATCAAGTAGCAGTTGACCCAGAAATAAAATTAGAATTCATGCCAGACTTACAACATGCTGAAATGAATTTGTTTAGTTCATTGTTTGTTAATGCTAATACTAATCCGACCAAAGTCAAAGGCGATGGTGGGTTGTTTATAGAAACTTGTCACGAAGTTAAAAACTTTAGTGGAAAGTATCTTTGGGATTATGAACTTGAATATGAAAAATGGTATTCAAATATTCAACTACTAAGATCATATTTAGAACAAAACGTAGGAAACTTTTTGTTTCACAATAATATACACAAGTGTGAAGTGCATAGTGATACATATAATTTTAAAAACTACTTTCAACCTAGAGATGAAAGTTTTAATGAATGGGCAACAACTAACGAATATAGTAGGATGAAACTATTTCATCCTGTAGAAAAAGCACACGGTGATTATAGTAAATTACTAGTCAAATATATCGAGGATAATTTATGAAAAGTATTTGGTTAAAAATAAAATTAAAATATGCTAAATGGAAAACTAAACGCGAAGTTAGAAAAAAACTTAAACTGTTACAAAAGAAAGATCCTTTTATATATAAATGATTATGAATAATAAAATTACGTGGGGTATAGTAGCAAACAGTCATGATGCTAGTCTTGCGATATTCAAAGGTGTACATCCTGTGTGGGCGTGTTTAGCAAAAGACTTTACAGGTGTAGACAATGATCCTGACTTGAATTTTACAATGACTAGTGTAGCAAAAGAGATGTATGGCATTCCTGATGAAATAGTATGGTATGAATATCCTAGACTCAAATGGTTGCGTCAACTGTGGGCAGGACAGAGAATTCCTTATAGTGATACAAATGTAAGAGAATATCTAAAATCCTATGACGTTGGACCTATTAATAAATTATCGTACACAAAGCATCACGAAAGCCATGCCGCATATGGTTACTACGGTACCAATAGCGGAAATACACGTTGGGCAATAGTTGTACTAGATAGTATAGGCGAGTTTGAAACTTATACTATATGGGACGGACTTGGTGGTCGTATTAAAAGAATTCACAGTCAAGGATATCCGCACTCCATAGGTTTATGGTATAGTGCTATGACACAACGACTAGGACTAGTAGCAAACAAAGATGAATATCTTGTAGCACAAATGGCAAAGCAAGGTAATGCTGAACGTTATAAAAAAGATGTAGATGAATTATTTGATATCAACTATCCTAGTGTAAAATTTAATGTTAACATGCACAGAGGATTAGATGCTTGGTTACCTGATGCAGATGCTAATGATTTGGCCGCGGCAGTACAATCCAAGTTTGAAGAAATCATTATGGGAATTAGCCTTTGGTTAAAGAACGTACACCATTATGAACAAGTGTGTTTTATGGGCGGGTGTGCATTAAACAAACCTGCAATAGATAATGTTATAAACTCTAGAATGTTTCAACATGTGCATGTTCCAAAACACCCAGGCGATCCGGGAAGTTGTTTAGGAAGTGTTTTCGCCAAAACTAAAACAAGAGTTGACTTTAGCGACAAAATATGGTATAATAGTACAACAGATGGCAAAGGGAAATAATGCAAGATTTTAATCAAGATATACAGAAGTTATTTTTAGAAATGTTTCTAAGCGATGCAGAAGCATTTGTAAGATGTCAAGGTATATTTGAAAGTGAAAACTTTGATCAAAAACTAAAAGAAGGTGCTGAATTTATCAAGCACTATGTTGATGAATACAAAGTTATGCCTGAACTTGAAATTGTAAACAGTAGTTGTGGAACACAATTCAAAGATGCTAGTAGTGTAGGACAAGAACACACAGACTGGCTGTTGGATACATTTGAACAGTTTAGTAGACACAAAGCACTAGAACGTGCAATTCTTAAGAGTGCAGACTTACTTGAAAAAGGTGAGTATGGTCCAGTAGAAGGACTAGTAAAAGAAGCAATACAAATTGGACTTGCAAAGGACATGGGTACAGATTATTTCTTAGATCCTAAAGCAAGACTAGAAGGACTCAAAGACAACAACGGACAAGTAAGCACTGGCTGGCCTAGTATTGATAGAAAACTGTTTGGTGGATTCAACAGAGGTGAACTTAATATTTGGGCAGGTGGATCGGGTGCAGGTAAGAGTTTGTTCTTGCAGAATATGGCAGTTAACTTTGCACTAGAAGGTATGAATGTATTGTACATAAGTTTAGAACTTTCTGAAGCACTAACGGCTATGCGTATTGATAGTATGCTTACAGGTGTAGCAACAAAAGAAATTTTTAAGAATCTTGATGATGTAGAGATGAAAGTCAAAATGATGGGCAAGAAGTCAGGTAAGATACAAATCAAATATATGCCTAGTGGTAAGAACGCAAACGACTTGCGTAGTTACGTAAAAGAATGGTCAATTAAAAACAAGTGTCAACCAGATGTGTTATTAATTGACTACTTAGATTTGATGATGCCATTGAGTGTTAAAGTATCACCAAGTGACTTGTTTGTTAAAGACAAATATGTAAGTGAAGAACTACGTAACTTGGCTATGGAACTAGGTTGTGTGTTTGTTACAGCGTCGCAGTTGAATAGAGCGGCAGTAGAAGAAATTGAATTTGATCATTCGCACATCAGTGGAGGATTAAGTAAGATTCAAACTGCTGATAATGTTATTGGTATCTTTACAAGTAGAGCAATGAAAGAACGTGGACGTTATCAAATACAGTTTATGAAAACTAGAAGTAGTAGCGGTGTAGGACAAAAAGTAGATCTAGAGTTTGATGTAGATAGTTTACGTATTAAAGATCTAGTAGAAGATGAACAAGGTTCATACAACCAGTCTACAGGAAGTAGCATTTATTCTAATATTAAAAAACAAAGCACAATAGATGATTCTAATACTACAGAACGTAGTGATCCAACTGAAGGTATTACTGTAGGTAAGGTAAGTGGTAAAACACAATCAACTAAACTAAGAGAACTTCTTAAAACAATTAATACTGAAGAAGATTAAATTAAATCTCGCCACCTTGCTATAGGTAATTTTTCGCTATTGGTATACCAAAGATTTCCATAGAATTGTGTGCGTTGAAACTGCAAATGATCATAGTCTAACTTAACAGCATGTATTGTTCTGCTATTAGGAGCAAACATTGTTATACTATTGTTCTTGGTGTGTTTGAACTTTGTATCTGCCCAACTCCACGGAACCCAACAACGGTCTACATTAGAATTGTTTTCCCAATAATCATACAAGTGTTTTTTATCTTCCACAAACTCCATAAAATGGGTGTGCAGTCCTAGATGTTCTGCTTGTGGATTGTTTATGTTAATCATATATGTTGCACATTTACGTCTTATATCCGGGTGTGGAGATATTTCATAACCAGAGACATATTTTTGTATTGCTGTTTCTACTCTAGTTTCTCTAGTCTTGCCAAATTTATTTTTAATACAATCATGCCACGCATCGCTGTTGAAAAATTCAACAAGTTCTTCTAGTACTGTATCTTGATATGATTGCAATCGAAAAGCAATGCCTACTCCCTCTAGTAAGTCCTTGTTAGTAGTTTTGTAATCATCACTCTGTTTATTATACCAACTAATATAACTATTAACATTTTGCGTACACCCTGGAAAACTTACAGGCTTGTAGTCGTATGTTTGTTGTAGTTGTTCACACATTGCTTCTGTACTATCAAATTTAGGAACATTTATCTGCGTTGCATTAACAATTTGTACAAAGTGTTCTTCGTTAAAGAAATCTTCACAGTAAACAAAATCAAATGGGGTTTTACTAATGGTCTGATTGTTTATCTTATCAATCAAATAATCATACATTGTATGCTCCTTTATTAAAACATACTTGCTGTGGCTTCTTCGACACAGGTTTTTACAATCTGCTTCCACAATAATTTAGGATTGATATTCAAAACATCTTTAGGACAGTCTGTTACCAACCATTTGTGTTGAGGTGTCCACGGGTGTTCTCCGCTCATTTCACCTGCTAATTGATGTGGTGCCCATGTACACATTCCTAGTGTGATTATCCAATCGCTTGGACCTCTGCTACGTTGCAATTCTTCAAACAATGATTGATTGCTGGTAACATTTAAATTGTCATTGATGGGTATAGTATTGCTCATAATACAATCACTAGAGTGTACAATGTGCAGTGCATTTGGTTCGACTGGACCGCCTATAAAACAATTCTTATCTGTGTCAATATGAACGCCGATTTCCGAAACAACAGTGTTCACTTTAAGTGTGTCGGTTTGTTTGTTTAATTGTAACCCCCAAGTTCCTGTTTTAGGACTGTCTTCAATAACAAGAATTACACTTTCTTTAAAGAATTCTGAATGACTAGTAGGCTGTGAAGCCAACAACTTGTTGGTATAATTCATAATAGTATTTATTTGATTTCTACTGTTGCATTTGGCTGTCCGAGGTCAAGTTTCACTACCCAATCACCGTTAGGATCTAATACACCTAATGGACATTGTAGTTTCTCAATCTCTTCGCCGTTCATACCTAGACTGCTTCCGCTTACAACAATATGCATATTAAATGATCTTGCATACATCTGTAAATGATTTTCGTGCCAAGTATATATTGTTTGATCCCACGGAACACGACCTCCTACATTGCAATTAACACTGCAAAATAAAACATCCACACCCATTCTCGAAAGTCTATTCACATAATAAGGATTACCTGTAGGACTTACTGTGGGTGTTGCCCATATGTCATTACAAATCAAAACTCCTCCTTTGTGATTGTTGGGTAGGTCGAATACAAAAGGTGCCCATCCCGGGAGATAAGCATTTCGTTCGCCACCACCATGTATGGTAGTTGTCAATAGGCGCTTGTTATAAGCACCTTTGTATCCGTTGTCATATACCCTAACTTGATTGTAGGGCATACCATCAGGTTCCATCCAACCTGTACCTAGAAGTAACTGTTTTGATTGTTGTGTTGCAACTCCAACTAGATATCTTTCTGCTTCCATGAGTTCGTTGACATTGTGCATGTCATTGATAACAGGAGGAGCAAAGTAACCACTGAGGCTTCCTTCGCCTGTTAGAATATATCCTTGACCATCATTGATGCACTGTTCAATTGTGTCGATGTTGGCATCTAATTTTTTTGTTATTGGTAATTGTGTTGCTGTTACTTTCATAACAGTATTTACGAAACCTAAAGACTGGTGCCTGGATTATTGAAAGGTGCAAAATTCATACCTGGCAAAAAGATACATGCCATATCCTCATTTGGTTGTATGGTAATACTAAATGATTTAGTTTGTGGATTGATCCATATGACCATTCTACCTTTGAGCATTTGACCATTTGGTATTCTCCATGATGCATCACCTGTTGCTGTGGGCAACTCTTTGTAGTTTTGTAGTATTTCCATTATACTAGCGATAGGTCCACAGTCTAACATAACTGGTAGATTTACTATCCCATCATTTGGTACTTGTGGTGTCGGACTAGGAGTTGCTTCTGGTTGTGCAAACACAGTGGTTGCGGATAATAACCAAAAAAGAAATCCTATTAAGATTGTTTTTTGCATACTAATATTTATGTTTGCGTTCGCCTGGGGGTCGTTGTTTGAATTCTTGCGCCACTGTGCGCCAATGATGCAGAGCCTGTCGACACTGTTCTTGTTCCATTGGGTCTTGCAGTTTTTTTAATTGTGCTTCCAGGATTCGTATTTGTTCTCCGGGACTTTTTCGATGTTTAAATTTTTTCATAGTAGTGTTGTTTAAAAGATAAAACCGGTTTTACTAAATGTTTGTTTTAGTTCCGCTGTCTAGTTCAAGCAAACGTTTTAGTTTGTCTTTTTGTATGCAGAATACACTTTCAATCTGTTTACCTTGGAACGCCTGCATCATTGCTTGTTCCAACTGAGTGCTGTTTGTGTACACATATTGTTGACATGCGTCTACTGTGTCAAAGTGTGGTTGGGTGTAAACAAACGTGTCTTGACTGCCGTCTGTGTTGATACCCAGCATGAGTACAACTATAAACCATTTCATACAAGTATTTAGTCTCTGTTGTGAATGCTATATTTATCTGTACAAGGGTAGATGAGTTGTTTATCGAAGTTTTATACAACCTTTTATATTATATAGAACTAGGTTCTGTGTACATGCGAGTGTGTGTTGATCTTATCACATAAACAACTCTACAAGTATTTACTTGACTGTCGCAAACACCCGGGATAATAGGTTATTTTCCGCAACTCTCAGGAGCAAAAACACAGCCTAGTACGTCTGCTATACCTTGGAAGTTGGGTGGGCCATTCTCTGTACGCGAAGCGTCAGCCGCAGATTTTTTCGACTGCGAAGCAGTAGCGGTAGCATTTTTAGCGTCAGGTTCAACCAGCGTGTTCAAGGGTTGCGTACAACCAACAAGCCCAACTAGAACCAGTGTGACAAGGAGCGTTTTCATAATAAATATTTATATGAAAGCAGATGATGCATACATCGAAGCGTTTCAAACTGTGGTAGACGACACGGAAAATACCACCGGACTAACCTTGCCTTGGCACATCAAACAGTATGTTGTACATCTACTAGCAGAGCGTGTCACACACGACCTACAACCTATAAACACCTATGCAGAAACTGTGTTTGCTATGACCACAGCACGTGATGCTAAAAGCCTAGGTGACAGTGCTCTATGGCTCACAGGTGTGTTTCCTAGTGTTCCCCAACGCAACTATAAAACTGAAATTGGACGTATAGCATACTCTAGACTCACACATGAATCACTTTGGAACACACAGTTGTTCATTGACCTTGAAGAGCATATATACCCTGTGCGTAACTTTATCACACATGTGATTCGTCCACTTTGACTAGTACGTGAGCATACTTTAAATAGAACAGTTGATGTAGAGCGTGAGTTGAATCTAACCAAAAGCGTGTTCTATTAGCATGAGCATCTATGACTACTCCACATAGACTTAGATCACGTATAAAGCCCTGTGCTTGATCAAAGTCTCTTGTGTATATGCAGTAGTGTTCTATTTGATTTGCGCCTTTGCTATGCGTTTTTTAAGTGTACTAACCTTACCCGTGAGTGCGTCATTGTGGTATGCACTATAAAACTCTTGTACAACTGTGCTCAAACGTTGTTGTACGTCTTTGATACGTTGCTCAGAATGGTCATAGTCTAGGGTGGGTTCTATCCTATCAAACTGACTTGAATTGGGTGTGTTGTTGGCTAGACTATCTAAAAACTTGCTCATACTTGTAGTTATGCAGAGGGGTATGCTCAGCCAAAAAAAATGTGTGCGTAAAAATTTTTATACACTACTTTACTAGGGGGTGGTTGCTTTTAAGGTGTCTTAGACGCATTTTAAGCGTCGTACACGTGCCTTACGCACTCGTGGTGTGTGCTTGGTAGTCTTAGGCTTTGTGTGTGCTAAGATGGCTCCTGTGCGTATATAGTGCTGTGTGAGGGGTGATTTTGGATCGTAGGTGTTCATTCCAAAATATTAGTTATCAAAATTGCAGTTTTCGAGGTGGTTTATATAGTGCAAAAAATTAGATACAATTTTTTAAATATCTTGTTTTTCTCCTGCCTGGTGATTCTGCATCACCATGGTTTTATTATATAAGCCCCTCGCCTCAAATTATTTTTTCTTTTTGGATTGCCGTCAAGAAAAAAGACTAGTATTTCTACTAGCCTCTTTCCCCCTAGCGTTGTGCTAGTCTCCTTTGTTGTGTGCTGTTGCTTAATACCCTACGTATCCCAGCCTAGGCCAGCACTGCCCGTTCCCCTTATTAGTCTGCTCTTGAATCCATGTAGGCCTTAAAGCCATAGTTCTTAAACACTTGGGCACAGGCTTGAGCACCGTGCTCTTTAACATCCATGCTCTGCCCTGCGTGTTTGCTAGGGTTCCAAATAGAGTATGCACCACTGTAGTCCTTTTCAATGCCAGCGGCCTTGAATGCCTTACCCAACTTGGTATTGCCCTTAACACCGTAGATCTTAGTTGATGCAAAGCCACAGTACATAGGCTCACCATACTGGTTGCCACCTGTGCTTTGGTTCCAATCTGCCAAGAATGACTGTGCCGCAATGTGTGCCGCATCTAATGATTCTTGTAGGATTGCTCGAACATCTTCCGCTGTGTAGTGGTTGATGTCATCGCTTACTGCTACTGCTGTTCTTGTCATTGTGTCTAACATATTCGCTCCTGTTTGTTTAATTTATACTTACAGTGTACTATCAATTACCGGTTGTGTCAACCCCTAATTAAAGGCTAACGTCTAGTTTATCAAAGCCAAAACTTGCTACGATTGATACTGTACCACAGTCTTCTACTAGGATATCTCCTACACTTATAGAGTGCATTGGCTTGTGTCTTGTGTAGGCCTCTTCAGGGCCTATGTTGCCTATCTGGAATGCTTCGTTTAGATCACTCGCATCCAGGTCTGCAACGTGTTCGTAGTGCTTGATGTTGGCCACAGGATCAAACCCTCTACCGTAACTGAACGGGGTGTCGGGGTACATTGCTTGGTGTGCTTCGTGTCCTACTTGGTAAACTTTGATCATCTTCGCTCCTTTTTCTAATTGTTATACTTACAGTATACAGTCTAAATTGAGTTGTGTCAACCAAAAAGGTGAACCCCAGTAAGAGGAGCGAATTCCTACTGGGGCTCTGTTAACGCGATTGATCTCCTCGAGCGAGGGTAATTGTTAAGAAGATCGCAACACTGTGGTCGCCGCGTAATCCCTCCAACTGGAAGGGAAACTTTGTGCAAGGTCAGCACATTTAAGTACTGTCCTTAGAGACAGTTCACGTAAACGTTTGCTGTTCTCGGTTATAAACTCTACCACATCGTCCTTGCGTTCCTGTGGCATATTGTATTCATCCAGCATGCCATCTCTGACAATCTGTTTGATACGCAACATCTTCTCACGATGTGTGTCTATGGTCAAATCCACATAGTGACAACGTGACTCTAGTGCTTCTAGGTGATCCTTGAGTTTCTTACTACGAACGTTTTCAAACTTGATATTGGTAATGAATATCGCACTACCTTTGAATTCAAATCTGTCTGGAATACCTTCGCTACGCAGTAGTCGCGAATCAGTGTTCCAACTTATATAACGCTTCTTACTAGTATCCAAGGCCGCCTTAAGAATGTTCAGCGAAAGGTCATCTAGTAACACAGAGTCACAGTCATCAAACACAACTACGTTCTTAGGATCTGAAAACTTGTACAGTTTGCTGTAGAGTCCAATTGCACTCATAGCACCCTTGACAACTTCGTAGCGTCTGCTTTTGCCACTTACATCATCAAAGATTGAATCCTTTTCTAGTTGTGTTTCAACACCGAAACTCTTACCAACACCCGGAGGGCCACTTACGATCATTGCACGTATGTTACCTTCCTTGCAGGCTCTGGTCATCTCGTCTAGGATACCAAAACGTTTGCCAATACGTTCCATGACCTGTTCATCGGTCTCTGTGTCCTTGACTGTGTTCTTGAGAGCGTTTTGCTTGACTTCATCGAAGTTGCTGTCTACGATCTCATAGTCCTGTGGTGTGTCGATCTTTACACGTATACTACGTTCTGGAAAGCCTGCTTGTGCGGCTCCATCAACAGTTACATACGCACCGTTCTTGCCTTGTTTGAAATGCTCAATGAGTGGAAACTTCATGCCTGATACATCTGTATCTGCGCCTCTGATCTTGTATGTTCCAGTCTTGAACTGTATTAATGCTGTCTTCATGTTTCGCTCCTTTTGTTAATTACTCTTACAGTATACACTCATATGCATGTGTGTCAACCATTATTTTTAATTCCATTCGTCCCAATTGTAAATGCCTTCGACCCCTTGCTCTAGTTCTTGGTCTCGCATGTCTTCGATTGATTCGAACTCTTCCTCATTCTCGATGAGCGTGTCACTGTCGTCCGGTGACGCTTGATCCAACAACTCATCCCACTCGTCCTCCATAGGACGCTTACCCCACTTAGGCCCCATTACTGACCTCCTACTGTTACTTGATATCCATATGCCCAATGACCGTTGTCCATGTCAAAGATGCATCTGTCCTTGTCCTCTACAAAGATCTTGTCCATTGCAATACCATACTTCTCTGAATGATTTTTGCACAGTTCGATCCCTGTGACTTTTGCTTCGCCGAATCTGCTGTCGACTGTTGTTCCGATTTTAATATAAGTTCTCATGTTCGCTCCTAACTTGTTAACTGTTTATACTTACAGTATATGCTCTAACTGTGTAGTTGTCAACCACTTTCTTGGGTTGATTTTTATATAGTTTTGGTGGGTTGAATGCCCGATCATTGTTGAGTCTTGCAATGCTTTTGGTGCTACGAATCAGTACCATTAGGCTACCTCCTCTTCAAGTTTGATGTACTCCTCTTGGAAGTCTGTACGATTGCCGCCGGCCAACATCCTGTATGAAGTTGCCTTGCCCTTGTAGCCGGGTTGCCAATAGTCTTCTGCCTTGACATAACGGCTAGCATAGAAGCCCTTGTCCTCTACATGGATGTTCCACGGAGTTTCCCACTCCTCACAACACACTGCGTCATCTTCCATGACGTCCGAGTAGATGATGTATTCTTCTTGATACTCATCGCTCGACTCGATCAGTGCTCGTAACTGCGGAAGCAGATCCTTGTTGCTCACACCCGGTACCACATAAGTGTCGCCACCCTTGAACTTCCAATACTGTGGACACTCACCTTTGCCATCCCAATCGTGGGCGCCGTAGTTTTCCTTGTATTGTGTTTGAATTACTAGTTTCATAAAGTTCGCTCCTTATTGTTTATACTTACAGTATAACTGGTTTTTCCGGAATTGTCAACCTCTTTTTTGCATTATTTTACAATTAATTTGTCGCGTATTTGCTAGTGTATTCGTACCACATTTCGCTATACAAATCGTCTTTGCAATCTGCTTCACTGCTTCCCTGTAGCAAACCCTCGTGTTCTTGCATCACGTCTGCAAGTTCGTATACATTTTCGCATTCGCTAATTTTATCAAAAGCAATGTCGTAAAACTTGTTTACATTGTCTTCTATTAAATTGTACATTCCCATCGTCGCTCCTCTCGCTTTTTTATTTTATAATTAACAGTAGCACACTTTTGCACTACTGTCAACTAGTTTTTTTATTTTATTTTAGCACTCCATACTAGCGTAGTTGTTGTCTTGCATGCCTTGTTCAGTAAAACTTACATCCATATTAAGTGCTTTACTAATAGCATTTTCAAATCCACTGTCAGTGTAAATTTCCCATGTTGTGTCATGTTCCACATTTACCATTTTGTAACTGTAGTCATCATCAACATTTACTGTTTCAATAACTTGTATACTTTTTACAGCAACAGTATCACTTCCATTGTAATCCCATATGCTGTCCATAGCAAGTTTAACATTGCCTTCAGTTTCATATGTTGTATAGTTTATAGTTTCATTTGCGTTTTTTTCAACGCTTGTGTGTGTTTTTGTAATGTTTAACATGTACGCTCCATAATGTTAATTGTTATTGTATTATTAATATAACACAGTTTTTCCAAACTGTCAAGCATTAAATTAAAGTTTTTTACATACGCATACAAGCGTCTTCGCCGTCGTAATCGTGTGCTTGTTTGTCTAAAAAGTAAAAGTTTAAAATGTTATTACGTTTGCAATAATCGTGCCACATTTCACTAACGCCCTCGTTAACACAATCGTCGTCGTATCTATAATTAGTAACACATTGCATTGCTTTTTCATATGTAATTGTGTTGTCATAAAACATAGTAATTAACTTTTTTGCATTGTCTAAAATTTCTTCACACGTATCCGTTTCCCAATAATTTTCAAATTCACTGTCAAATATTTCAACTTTGTAATTTGCCCAGTGTGTTAAAAAGTTTACCATGTGTTGTAATTGTGTTTTTGTAATTGTGTTTTGCATGTACGCTCCGTATTGTTATTATATTATTAATATAGCACAGTTTTTCCAAACTGTCAATTATTATTTTACAAAATACGTATAATAATCTTCCTCATGCTCCGCTATTTTGTCCCCATTTTGCAAGTTGTTGCTTTGCTCCATTTGTGTGTAAGCACGTTGTAAAAAGTAATATGTAATTTTGTTTAGTAGTTTTTGCATGTGTGTAACCCTCATTTTGTTATTGTATAATTTAATGTAGCACAAAAAACACAGTTATGCAAATACTTTTATTGCATAACTGTTATGTAATTTTAGTTGCTTAAATATACGTAATTTTCTAAGTTAACTTTTTGCATTGCTGTGTTAGCAACTACAGTTGTAAACAAACTGCTTTCATCATAGTACGTTATGTTGTTAGCAAACACTTCCATTATGCTTTGCAACGCTACGTAATCATTGCTTTCATTTTCAACGTACAGCATTTGCAACTGTGCAAAAATGTTAGCACTGTTAATAAAGTAACTTGCACTTGTGCAATCTGCTTCCACTACGTTTAAGTTGTTAAAGCAGTTATTAATTACAACGTATAACGTATCCATGTGTACGCTTTTAGTTTTAGTTGTAGTTGTTTTAGTAATAGTTTTAAAGTTTTGCATGTACGCTCCTTATGCATTTGTTATTGTTTTATAGTAACACAGTTTTTCCAAACTGTCAATTATTATTTTGCATTAAAATACATGTCCTCGTTGTAAAGTTGTGTATAGTTTGCTTTTAAATTAAAATGTTGTTGTAAAATTTGTGTTGCAAGTTTGTTGCAAGTACAGTTATAAACGTTTCCACTTATAAAATTTGTGTTGTAATTTGCATAACAATCTACAACATAAGTTGTGTTATTATGCACAACATTAAACATAAAGCAAATGTCCACGTCGTCTGTGTAAATGCTTGTGCAAGTTACATGCTTACTAATTGTTTGTTGCTTTGCAAACTTATGACGTTTTTTAAATTGCTTTAAAACGCTTTGTGTGTGTACACTACTAAAACTATTATTTGTTGCTACTAAATTTTGTGTTTGCATATTTTTCCTCGCTTTTTTATTTTATAACTTAATATAGCACACTTTTTTCCAAAATGCAAGTAAAATAAACATAACAAGTTAATTAAAAAGAGGTTGACAAACCGGTATTTCCATGTTATAATATAAGTACGCTCCCGATGGGCGAAGGCTCAGGTTGGTGGCTATCCTTTAGCCACTTCCCCTGTTTCATCTTCTTCGAGTGCTACTAGAGGATCCTCATCGTAGACCGACCATGGTAGTTCATCGTCTTCATACAAACGATAGAACTTCTCCTCGACCTCTTTCCATTCACTCCACAGTTCTCCTGAACTCTGTTTGTGAAAGCCTCTGAAGCCTCCTTCGAGGATATAACAGAGTGTGTCGCTTTGACCGTCTTCGTTAAGGTCCTTCTTGATATTTGTGAACTCGACTTGTAGCAACCTCTCTGCTAGAACATAGTGGGTAAGGTTCAACCCTCGACCGTCTTGTCCTACTACTGTTTCGGCTTCTACATCACGAAAGTCTGACGGTAAACTATCTTTAGCCATTGACTGCCTCCTTGTCTACAATGAACTTCTCGGTATCTGTTTTCTGTTCTTCTTCATACTCACGCACCATCTCAGAGAAGTTGAACTGTTCATTCAAGTCAAAGATCAAACCTGACATAGGATCTTCCATCTCATCTGCGGTAAACTCACTCATGGTCACTTCTGCATCTGCAAAGTCTTCCCACAGTCCTCCGAAGTCCATACCACCTTCATAGTAGTAAGACTTGATACTACAGTCTTCGTTGTCTGTTAGGAAATACTCGTAAGCATGAATGGGTGGTGCCCACGCACTGTCGAACCATCCGTTGATAGTTGTGCCGTCGTCGGATAGTTCAAGTCCATCCATGTCAACATCCCACTTGGTTCCCCAGTTCTGAACTCTCCAGTCATACCAGTTGTCGAAACCATCTACCAACGGTTGCACCTTGCCTTCTTTAGGCGCCGGTGAAGTTGTTCCTTCTAATGCTTCTGGCATTGGCTTGAGTTGTTGTAGCAAGGCATTGTCTTCTTTTGCCTTTGCATAGATCGCGGTGATCTTTTCTTTAGGCCCTGTTAGGGTAATCGTATTATTGCACCAATTAGGCATATTCGCTCCTTTATGTTTAATTGTTTATAGTTTTATTATAGCAGACAATACCGGTATTGTCAACCACTTATTTGTTTTGATTGTGTTGTTCTATAGCCTTTTTATCTGCGTAATGGCTACCCATTTCTTCTATGACTTCGATAGTAGACTTTTCTAGTGACTTCTTGAAGTCGGTGTTCTGGATCTTCTTAGACGTGTTGTTGAGTGATATCAACACTCGGATCCCATCTAGGATAGGATTCCCTGTTGACCAGTCTCCACTGTGTGCGTGTGTAGGGACACTGAGTGCCCCTACTATCACTGTACCTATGATTAGGTTACGCAACATTTGTTTCTGGTGTTGCTTCTGCTACGGGTTGCTTAAGACTTACACCGTACTTCTTGGCCGCTTTTTTAAGAGCGTCTTTTACGGCTGTGTCTTCGCCTGCGTATCCGATTGAGTTCAGGAATACTACAGCATCACCTTTCAACATTTCTGTTGGAAGTTCTTTGATGTTCACCCCTTGGTGTCCATTCTTATCTAGGACTTTAATCCTCATGATGTCGTTGGCAAATCTGATTTTCGTTTTGCCGTTGCTGGTACTTGAACCTGCGTATTTGTATGTTTTAGTTGTCATTATATGCCTTTCCTATTTGCGTTAAATGATACAATAATTTCTTATTGTGTTTATATAATAGCACGGTTTGGCCAAACTGTCAACCATTTTTTATCCAAAATACCTATTTAGATTCAGTATCATCTTCAGGTATATAGTTTGGACCCCAAAACGCTTTTGGTTTGGTATGAGGGTGGTTGCGGCTGTGCTCCTTAACGTCAGGAAGATCACTGTTCGCTACCCTTACCTCTCCGCCGAACTTATCCAACACCTTAGTGGCATTAGTAAACTTTCTAGCGCCATTAGTCTGTTGAAATTCTTTTATGTCAGCATAGGCCTGCTTCAGTTCCTCGACTGTAGTGATTAAACGATTCTCGTAGGTTGCTTCAACCTTACCTTTGTCGTTGGACACTACACCTGTAGGAACATTTATTCTTTGATGTTGAAACTCTGTCATTTCGTTTATCCTCCGGTTATCGTGTTGTATTTAATAACCGATTGCCTATGCCTTGTGGAAGGTGGCTCTATGCCACCAACCCTTCTATCCAACTTTGCGGAACAACTCTACCTATGTCCTTGCCGCCTAAATATTTGTTAATGTGTTTTGAAGTTGTGACGCTAAACTTCTCGTCTGTTCTAAATGCACCCTGCTCACAGTATCCTGCTACCGGAGTGCTATATGAAAACAGTACGCTCTTACCGTTTACTTCAACTTCGTTCATGTTGCTTCCAATATTTTTAAGTTTCATATGTTCCTCGCTTTGTTAGTTTATAATATATAATAACACCGGTTTTACCATTTGTCAACCCCTAATTATTCTCGGCGCTGATTGCTATCCAAACTCCGGTACCGAACAAGCATAATCCTATAAAGGACAGCATGATCATTTCACTAATAGTGTTGCCGGGACCACAATGTCCATCACAGTCTCCGCCACTGCCTGCCATCATTACAATTCCAGCAATGATGAAGAATGCTCCTAGCCATGTTTTAATTTTTTCCATTAGCCTAAGTCCTCCTCTTCTCTACCTTGTGCAAAGTCCAACAAGTCAGCCGCCATAGCCGCCGCCTGTGCTCGTGTCAACTGTACACTATCAAAAAACTTGTCTGCCGTTGCAGGAAGTTGTTGCTTCTTCTGTGTCAACTGTACACACGAACCTCTAGTCTCTCCACCCCAAAACCTTGTAAGTGATACGCCCTGTGCGTGTGATTTAAGTTCTGTACTCATTTATATCTCCTCGCTTTTTTAGTTTATATTATTATAATACACTGGAAATACCGGTTTGTCAACCAAAAAGATTAATTAATTTGAATTATTCCTAGGCCCCAGAGTGTTGCAAATATGCCACAACATATGATCAGTTCTACTTCTAAACCGCCTTGTTCTAAGAATTTTATCATTAACTTAATCCTTTCTCTGCATCTGACTGTCCTGCAAGGTAAGCCTCTCTTAGATCACCTTGTTGATACTGTTCAGGAATGTTATAACCATAGATGTGCATATATTCATCTTCACCCATGATCCTTGTGTTATACATAAACGTCTTGTCATGATCTGTAATGAAATTTAGGTATTGCCACATATGTTCGAAGTCATCACCTATCCAATCCCACTCGTTGGCTTCACCTAGTTTTAATAGGTCTTCGAGAGTGTATTGTTTAAGTCTGTCAAACGATAGTTGGTTCTTGACTTCAAGTGTTTCTAGATCCACACACCCTTCAAATGGATTGTTATCTAGTTCTGTGTCTACAACCAAGTATCTCATTCTGTGTAGGTTGTATTCGAAGAAGTTCTGGTTGTTGTATGTGCTTTCCCAGTCTTCGTTCTTATCGTAAAAAAAGTTTATTTCTGCTTTGTTCATCTCGCTCCTTGTTGTTGTTATATTACGAACCTACCTAATAGTCCTGCCAATGTCATGCACAGGTTCACACACATGATCGGCTTGTCCTTCATATAGTATCCAGCGACCAACCATAGGATACCACCTGTTATTTGCAACCAAAAGCCCCATTCAACTCCTGCGGAGAATAAACCAAAGCCGATGATTAGGGCGACCGTAGCCGCCCATTTCAAAGTGTCTAACACTAGGCCGCAAGCCTTAGGTGTGCCGCCGGTACTCTCCACTTGCCATCTATGCCACAGTCTACCTGTACATACTTGATGGCAGTCTTGATCACTGTACCTTTAACAGTCTTACCATACCTGCCGTCGAATTCAACAGTGTCCCCACTTCTTAGAGTGTTGGCCATCTGTCTGTGTGCCTGCGATCTCGCATACTTCACAGCCTCTACAACCTTGTTAAGGTCCTTAGATTCCATGTTGTGGATCTCTGCAATTATTGTTGATAGTTTCATATGTCGCTCCTTATTGTTAATATAAGTATATTGTAACAGATAATACCGGTATTGTCAACCATTATTATGCCGCTTGTTTATTGAGTTCTGAGTATGCTTCAAAGTTCCTAATAGGAGTATTCTCTTTGTATGACTCCCGGAACTTGAACATGTCTCCGAAGTGTTGTTTGTATGCTGTAATGAATACAGCCGCATCACCATCTTCTTCTAGGTATGCTGTCCTACCGTTGCTGTATGAGTAGTCCGAGATCTTGTCCTGGATGCCCAAGGATACCAAGTCCTTGTAGGGTACTGCCAACCAACCGTGTCCTGGATCAGTGTGGAATATATATGTTGTGTCTTTCATGTTCGCTCCGTTTCTCTATTGTTATTATAATATAGCATAGGTATTACCGGTTGTCAACCTCTTTATGCAACCTTTCTTTCTTCCAACATTTCAAGATGTCTTTTCAACATATCGATATGTTCTAGGATAGCATACTTCTCTAAAGGTTTGAACTGTGGGTTCTCGTAGTGTGTATAGAACCATTCACCTACAGCCTTGCCCATGTAGTCCTTCTTGCCTGTGTTGTTCTTAAGCAGGTAGATGTATTCTTCTCCTGTGTTGAACCCTTCAGCCATGTACTCAGCCTCGTCCTTGTAGACTTTAGGACCTTGATCCTTTTCGCCTCTGTCTCTGCCGTAGTATACATTCTGAACATCGTGCATGGGATTGTCTCTGTCATCAAAGTCGATCTTCTCCCCAACTATGAATCTCCATGATGAACTATTACCTAGATCGATTGCTTCACCCACCTTGGCCGGATCCATCCAATAGTCTACCAGTGTGTAACCAAGTCCACCCGGATAACCATCCCAATGTTGATATGCTGTTTTGATTGTGCCATCCTCTAACTGGATGCCTATTCTTGCTCTTGTTGCCATTTGTTTCGCTCCTTGTTGTTTAATTTATAACTTACTATAGCAGGCAATACCGGTTTTGTCAACCATTATTTTCCACACAGAAACGATAGAAAACTACCTCGTCCACAGCAAGTTTGAATTCATCCAGGGTGGCACCGCGATATGGAGATATCCGATGCCATGTGCTGGGTGTTTGACCCCATGGCACCAACTGCCAATCAGGGTCTCTAATCTCGTGGAAGATCTTTCTATTATCCTCTTCTTCTTGTATGTCCTGCTCGTAGGTATAGCCTCTGTATTCCAACTACGCGGCCTCCTTGAAGAATGTTTGAACTGGTTCCCAATCACAGCCATCATCTGTTACATGCCATGAGCCTTTCATGTGTAGGAACAAGTGACTCTCTCTACACTTTCTGGATCCTGCTGGTTGTGTTCTAGGTGCCCAAAACATATCGTCACCGTAGCCTTCTACCCAGTCTTCACGTTTGATGTCTGCATGTGCTGTGACATACTTCTTGGCATCTTCCAGTGTGGGTACCGAACGTGCTAGGAAGTCTGCGAACTGTTCTATGTTCTCAACTTCGTGCTCGGTGCTTACCACATCGTAACCACAGTATGCTATCTTAATCTTGTACATATTATATCCTCGCTTTTTTAGTTTATAATATATAGTAGCAGGATTAACCGGTTTTGTCAACCAAAAAATTACCTATTTGGAAAATAATTTCCTGAGCCGATGCTAGTATGGGCTCTGCAAGTGAGGGATCCACATAATATAATGTGCCCACAACTCCGATGGCAATTCCAATGAGTATTCTCATCTAGTCCTCCAGTTCTACGTCAGGCATGTCTGCCTCCAGTTGTTTAAGTTCTTTGACCAAGCCGATGAACTTCGAAAACACTATGTCCAAGTCCTCGCCTTGTTTCAAACTCCCGTGCCAATCATGATCGTGTGGCATGGTATAGCCTTCTGCTAGGTGATGATGATCATCAAAGTAGCCCTGCCATTCTCTTAGTTCTCTAACCTCCACGTATAGGAAGCCTACAACAACTATGAGAGCACCCGCAATGGCCCCTCTTATTAGGTCACCGTTCTTCATGTTCAATCTCCATTTGTTATTCATATTATCCTTAGTATAGCATCTCTGCACAGTTTGTCAACCGGTTTTTTCGGAAAAGAACAAAGACACGAAAGAACGAGAAAATGTATACTACCTGCACAGCCATTCTCGCCCCGTGCAAAATCTTTCATAATCTCCAATATTATTCGGCAATCTCGCCCCATAGTCCGTGACAGTTTCCGGTGTTGACATGTATTGACTAATGACATCTCGTCCTTGTTGATCGGTCGTTGAACAAGCCGTCATTAATAGTATGCTCGTTGATATCATGCTCATTGATAACCACCTCTTGACCTTATGCGTATTGACGCCATGTGTTGATACATTCATTGATGTGTGCATTGACCCTTCCTTATTGTTTATACTATACAGTATAGCATGGTTTTACCACTTTGTCAACCACTTTTTTACACTATATGAACTGTAGCCAGACTCTGACTACTATAGTGTGTATAAGAGAGTACCGGCATA